CTCGGCCTTTGCGTTGCCGAAATTAGGGTCGTCGGATTTTGCATGTCCGATGCGAATGAACGGGTCCCGGCCGATCGTCTTTTCCTTGAAATTCCTTTTGATGTCGTCGAACGTCTGCTGCGACATCTTGATTCGGCCGTATTGCGGATGTTTCCATTCACCGATCCGGCCTACTGGGATTTTGAGCGGCATGTCCCTTCTCCTTTCCTACACGCGCGGCGGCCAGCTCCACCGCCCCGGTCCGTCGCCATGCTTTACATCCAAATTGAAAAACTGGCCAGTAGGGTTCAGTACACAAAGATGATCTGTGGTTTCATCGACCACGCCTGTAATAATTGCCGCACGCGGCTCGCTTTTGTACTCTCCGCCCGGAGTCCCGTGGCTTTGGTAATGCACAATTCGTCCAACAGATGGTTGCATGAGTATCTTCTCCTTCATCCTGTTCTCCACCCTTTCGATATGGGTTCTACCTTGCTCCAGTCCGTGTTCGTGATCAAATCCGGCTCGTATCGGCTATAGATCGGCGTCAATACCGAACGGCAACGGCCGTGCAGCGGCGGCGTATTTGCCCCAAGCGAAGGATCGTCCATCGCCATGACAAGGCCATGCCGTGAGTGGCATATCTGCGATGTCCGACCGTCCAAGATGGCCGAAAAGCGAACATAATCGACCCGGTTCTCGCGGTACGAGATGAGCCGACCGCGGTTGTAAGCGTAAGTCGTCTCTGTGGCGATGATCAACACGGCGCGCCTTTGGTTCTGGTCCAAAAGGTTGGCCACCGATCCCCGAGTGCTCTTCATATCGCCGGTGACGAGATATTCCAACAGTACCTGTTTGATAGCCGTCACTAAATCAGCCTCTACCTCGCCGGCAAGCCTCAGCTCGCGCCCGCGCAGCACCTCCAAAGCCTCTTCCGGAGTAAATTCCCGGTTCACATCGAGGATCGGCAGGTCTGCGAGCTTCATACCATGCTTTCTCAGCAGCGCCGTGCTCTCCGCATCTGCATGTTCCTGACCCGCGTCCAGCATGCTTGCTGCGTGCTGAAGCAGTATCTGTGACAACATAGCCGGCTGCGGAAGATGGTACTGGTGGATCTCTACCTCGCTGGCGCCGATCGGGATGCCGGAGAACACCATTTTCAACCAAGCGTCGTATCGGAACAGCAGTTTATCCTCCGAGCGATCCAGAAACTTCTTGATAAAGCGCTCAGTCTTATTCATCTGTCTTCTCCTGCTGATCGTCATCCTCTTTCAGGTACTTGGCGTATTCGTTGCGGACCTTCTCGCGCTGCGCTTCCGCATCAAGCTTGCGTTCAGGGAAGCCGAGCTTTGATCTGACGTGTTTGTAATCATCCTCGACCGTCGGGTCCAGATAGCCGCCATTCGTCATTTGCAAGAAAACGCTTGATAGGATTTGTATATCCTCATCGTTCATTTCGCGTTCCGGGAACTCGCCTAACTTTTTCTGAGGACCGAAGTTCATTTCGACCAGCGGCCGCACGAGCTGCTCCAGCAGGATTTCGGCCAGATTCTTGAATATTCGGTCCAGTATGAGCTGGTACATGCCGAAATGGCTCTTCCCGAGCGCATAGGAGCCGGACTGCTGGCCCTCATCAAACACAAGCGACGGAACCAGCATGCCCCGAAATATCATTTTGTTTAGATATGTGATGATCATGTGGAACGCATCGCCCATACCTGCGCCGGGGGAGTGGAACTTGATATCGGTATTCTCTTCTTTGGTCCCGGATGCCATAGCAATCCCCGTACCATTCTGAAGATTCGAAAGCACCCTCGCCATGTATTCAATGTTCGATATCATATGGCCCGGATTTTGCGGATCTTCAAGTTCTCCATCGGGCACCATGGCAGCTACGGTCGGCGCACCGAACTTGTCGACAGCATTGACCCACATCTTGAGAACCGGGTCCTTCAGAAGCCAGTTCTTGCGGATGCGCCTGAGCTGGCTCACGCCGTATGGATTACCAAAGCGGACATTATGTGTGTATATGATTGCCTTGTTCTTCGGGATATCGACCGGGCTGCCGGAGAACCAACGGTACTGTTTGATCGGGCAATCCCTATCAAGCCGACCCGTTTGCTGGTCGACGTTGAAAAACACTGTCCGCGGATGGTAGGTCGCGAGATAGTCGATTGTGATCCGGCTGCCGGACGGCTTCCAGACGATCTCCGTGCCGCTGTAACCGGCCCAAATGCCCGAGAGGATATCCGTACACGCCTCGACCAGTGAGCCGGCCATGTCTTCCAGCGCTTCGTTTACAAAGTCCTGTATCTTGGGGCTGTCGTGGGTGTATCGGTCCAGCTTGAGCAGCGTCGACAAAATCATGAACTCGATGCCGGCCGCCACGGTTTCGTCGGTATCTACCATCCGTTCGTACTCCATCAGGTTCGCGTTGTCCGGGTTGGCAATAGCCCGGTCGAACAGAGTGAACGTCGTGAATAGCTGCGAGCCGATCTGCCCGACCATTTGCCTAGCTGCTGCCAAAAGATTCTCCTCCCTCGCTACCAACTCGGTATTTGCGCCGCGGCCGGGACGCCGACCACGCGATTTTTGCTTGTTGATTTCGGTTTCTTCATGTCATCTTCCAATGCGTATCTGGCCGTATCGATGCTATGATTATCGCGGTCAGGGTATCCCGCCTTGAAACCGCCGTTCCCATCCGGGTCAAGCTCATAGCCGTAAAACTCGCGCTTGGTGTTTGGACACCGCTCGCCATCGATGATAATCTCCTCAAGGTCTTGCAAGAACTTGATTCCATAGTCGACGCTATCAGGACCCTTTTTGGCACCCTTGATCCGGATACCACATTCCTTCATCTCTGCGATGCTCTTCGGTTCCGCTGAATCCGCAATCACTTGTCTGTTTGACTTGTTTTCAGCTTTGATATGCTCCACTGCTTTCCGATTGCTGAGCTGAAGCTTTTGCAGCTCATGAAAAATGAACAATCGTCGCCGGGTCTTGTCAAAATGCATGACGCCGTAGTGGAATGGGTCTTTTCCGTATCCGAAGTCAACCCCACGACGAATTTGATCAAATATCTTGATCTCTTCATCGGTGATTTCCCGGAACGCCAGGTTCGTGAAGACCTCGCCGCCAGTGCCGGTCACTTCGCCTAGATATTCATGATCATATGCTGCCGGCTTCGTTTTCTTGAGATGCTCGGCTTCGATGATAAACTGTTCGCCCAACCATTCCCGAGGAACAGTCTCATACGTGCTATGGTGGACGAGCCGGTCTGCCCGTTTTTCCGTGACTTCCCCGTTCACCCAATTTCGCTGCGATTGCGGCGGGTTAAAACTGTATAAGACGGTGAAAGTCGGGCCTCCGCGAAGAAACGTTTGGTTGATCGTCCGGATGTCGCCGGGCGCGAATTCGTCAATCTCCTCGTACCAAACATACTTGATATATCCGCGCCGGAGCTTTGACGATTTGACCTTTTTGGGCTTGTCGGCGCCGCGAAAGATGATTTTTTGACCTGTCGGCATGTAGGTCAAGCTCATCGGGCTCACGCTGTCATGCCAAAGATGGGATACGCCAAGAACATCGATCGCCCAAAGCAGCTGCTCGTAGACGCTCTCGCGCAGGTTCTCCTTCACCTTGCGTAGCGCAACGGCATTCGCATCTGGGTCGCGCATCATACCGAGAATGATCTCAATGCTGATGAACGACGATTTTGTCGAACCGCGACCGCCTTTCAGCCAATAATGCGTGTATCGGTCCTCTTTCAGGGCATGGTGGATGTCGTAAAAGCTGGGCGCGATCAGGTTCGTCAGCGGAACTTGTGTCACGTGCTGTTCCTCTTCGGAATATCATCCACGATTTGCACAGCCCCTTTGACGTCGACCTGCTTGTGGTCGGTCCACATCATGTACCGCTTGCCCAGAAGCTCCGCAGCCTTGATTCGGTCCTTGCCGTCCAGCTCTTTCTTGACCAAAGACTGTTCCCCCATACCTACCCCAAGAGGAAACTCCTCATCGACCTGTCCACGCATGACCTTGGTAAGAAATTCAAGAATCTCGTCTTGCTTGGCGATCCGCTCGCCGTCTTTTTGCGCCATCCGTTCTTCCAGATATTCCTTGACCGCGGGTTTTTGCAGGAGTTTCCGCGCATTGCCGTCGGCTACGCTGCGGGTCGTCGCGCTATATCCGGCATCGATGTACGACTGCGTAGCGTTTCCTGTTTCGATATACAGGTCTACGAACACCCTCTGCTTTTGCGTTGGCTTTGCCGATTTCAAGTCAAATCACCCACCTCCGAGGTTTAAAATAAAAAAGCACCGCTACAGGTGCTATCCCATAAGACCTACCTTTTGTTACTAAAATCCGACATTCAGGAAAGGTTTTCCTCATTTTCTGTCGAATGTAAGTGGAAAAAGGAGGTGTTTCTATGAATTGGGTCTCAGTTGTATCATCGAATCTTTCAGCAGTCGCCTATGAGCCGAGTAATTCCACCCTCTATATTCGCTTTAAGGGGAGTGGGACATACGCTTATTATGGCGTGCCTGCGTCTGTCCATCGGTCCTTAATGTCTGCTGCGTCACATGGAGAATATCATGCAGCATTCATAAAGAACCGATACAGATACGCGAAACTTTAATCCTGATTTACTAAGACGATGGCTGGCCCTTGAACCACTAATTCATTGTGGCCAGTCACTATTTTTATTTCTTCGTATGGCTCCACCTTAACACTTCGAATCCCTGGACGTTTTAACAACTCGTCTGTTAATTTGCTTGTGCTTACTGCATTAGTATTAAGCATAATCGCCACCACTCCCTGATCATTTTTATCCCATCTTGCCCAAACTGATATTAATTATTCCCGGACATATGTATAAAATCCGATATTTTGTGAACATGTCTGAAGACAAATTTCTCGTATTCCGGCAAATCCAGCCGTTTTGGACGATTTGCCTTCCGTGGAACATTGCGAAAAACAGCTTAAAACTCCAAGAACACGATCTCTCGTTTTCTCTTGTTCTCTCCGTTTTTCGTGGCAACTTAATTCAGCGTCCCAGCCCCCCACCCTGGCATTTTACGGGACGTTCACCCAAACGAAAAAAGTCGCCCAATGAATGGACGACTTGATCGAATGCACCTGTATACAATTATTCACAGTACCATCTTAGCACGGTTAAAACCTAAAATATACGACATCTTTGGGACTCTTTTAAGACATTATTGAGACACGATTAAGACATGCCTATCAGTTTCCCGTACTCCTCAAGCGCTTTGGACCTCCATCGGCCATACGTTCTTCGAACAATTCTCAGCTCAGTAACGACATCCTCGATCGGTTTATCCTCGATGTATTGAAGCCATAGAAGCTTTGCATACTGCGGCTTGTATTCCTCAAACACCTTTAAAGTGTGTTCGATATATTGTTTCTGCTGCTCAAGGTCCTGCAACTCACTGATTCGTTCGACGGCGGCCTCAAAGTCGTCCAAGCGGCCTCCGCGCGCCTCGATCACTTTCTCGATCTTCCCTCGCAGCTCGCGAAGCAGCTTTTCGTCCTCAGCATCGGCGCCGGAGGGCGGGACGGCCGCCAGCTGTGCCCTTGTCCCCGCCGGATATCGCGCCAGGTATGTGTGGGCCACCGACTCCAGCTGTTGCTCTCGCTTGGTCAAGTACATGTACGACGGCAGCCCGCGGAGCTGCCGGTGCAGCTCCTGAAGCTTGTCGTCCTCGTTTACAACGTTCAGTGACATTCCGGCGCCGATCGGGTACTTTTCGAGTACCTTCATCCTTGCGACAATGCGCCTGTATTCTTGAAGCTGTTTGATAACTGCTTGCTCATAGTCTTTTGCCAATGCTCATCACCTTCCTGCTTGGGCGTCAGGCTTACCCTTGAACTGATCTTTGCCTTGCAAAATATAGACTTGCCCACCGAGAGAAATCACGGTCGGGATACCATTTTTGATTTTGATTGGCATTACTACCGCACGAAAGGACTGGCCGACATGTCGTTGTTTGGTCATTACCTCATGCCCCTTTCACCTTTTGAATTCTCGCCTTCACGGCTTCCATCAACTCATTTTGCCCCGTGGCCTTCCGCTCCAATGCGTCGACCGTTTCCTCGTCCATCGTGCCCTCGGACACAAGCCGCATGACGATAATTCGCCGGGTCTGGCCCTGTCGGTGTACCCGGGCGTTGGCCTGCTGGTCCTCTTCCAGACTCCATATCTGGTCGTACCAGACAATCGTTTGGCAGCTCGACTCCTGCAGGTTGAGACCGTGGCCGGCTGACTTCGGATGCAGCAGAAGCAGCGGAATTTCGTCGTGGTTCCATGCCCGGATGTCTTCGTTTCCGTCCTTCCCCTTTCGCAGTGTCCGGGCTTGCGGGAACCGCTGCTGGATACGGGAAAGGGAATGCTTAAAGTCGTAAAACACCATGACCGGCTTCCCCTGCGCTGCCTCGATGATGTCCTCCAACGCGTCCAGCTTGGCCTCGTGGATATCCTTGACCCCTCGATCCTCGTCATACACGGCGCCGGAGGCCATTTGCCGAAGCTTGTTCGAAAGGACCGCGGCCGTTTGGGCGACGACATCGGCGTCAGCGTATGGCAGCAGTAAGTCGTTCTCCAGCTTTTTGTACAGCTTCTGGGCTTCCTGCGACAACTTGACCAGCACGACGCGGTCAATCCGTTCCGGCAGCTCCAGCCAATCCTCGGCCTTCATGCTGACAGCAATATCGCTTATGGCCTCGTAAATTCGCTGCTCGGCCTCTTTTTTCTGTTTCCAGTCGTAAACGACATGACCGCTGCGGGCGCCGGGCGTAAAATATCGATCGCGGAAACCGGTTATTGTTTTCCCGAGGCGCTCGCCTTGGTCCAACAGGTAGATTTGCGGCCATAAATCCATCAGGCTGTTCGGCGCCGGCGTACCGGTCAGCCCGATCACGCGTTTCATCATCGGACGTACACGCCGAAGGGCCCGGAACCGCTTGGAATTGGAGTTTTTGAAGCTACTCAGCTCGTCGATCACGACGGTGTCGAACGGCCACCTGCTGCCGTATTCGCTTACCAGCCATTCGACATTCTCGCGATTAATCACGTAAATATCGGCATCGGCTTTTAGAGCTTTCCGACGGACTGTGGCGCTTCCCAGTACCTTCGAAATCCGCAAGTGTCGGAGATGATCCCATTTCTCGACTTCTCTGGCCCAGGTATCGTCGGCCACTCGCAGCGGGGCGATTACCAGCACGCGCTCAGCATCGAAATAGTCGTTAAGCAAACGGTCAATCGCTGTTAGTGTGGAGACTGTTTTACCAAGACCCATCTCCAGCAGTAGTGCGATGTACGGTGTGTCCAGTATGCGGGCTGTGGCGTATTCTTGATACTGATGCGGCTTAAATTCCATCCCCAAACATCTCCTCCAGGAAGAAGGCAATATCCTGATTGGATTTCAAGCAATACCAATTGGCATTACGTTCCTGCAATTCTTGCGCTCGTTTTCGTTGGATAGGCTGAAGCTTCCCTCCAGGGGCTTTCATCTCTACAAAAGCTACACGTCCATCAGGGGTTATTACAATTCGATCAGGAACCCCGACCGTACCAGGGGATACGAATTTCCAACATAAACCGCCGCATCTTTTCACCTCATGGGCAAGTGTGTTCTCCAACGAAGCTTCCCTGGGTTTCTTTCTTGCGTCGGCGAGGTAGAACTTCCACGTACCAATGAACGCTATCATCAGCCGCTCGCTTGCGGCCCGCTCTTCTAACCATTGACGGATTTTCTCTTTGTCCGAGGTTTCCGGGAACTTCGCATCAGTATGAACCATTCTTGCTATATCCCCTAAAGGGCCAACCGCATCAAGTCGACTTGCAATCCATGTTTTATAATCCTGCATGTGCTCTCCACCTTTGATCAGTTGTTCACGCGCACACACGTACTGCCGAAATACGCGTTTAACCCACGATGCTATATAAGCCGTTTATGGTTAAATTAATAATTTATTAGTTTTAAGAAATTTACTGATACATCTGATACACGTCAGCCTGTCCCTTACTGGGCTGGACATTACAGGTATCAGCATTTCGTTTTTTACTGTTACTTCACTGATACAACTGATATAAAATGCGTATCAGTTGTATCAGCAATCTGCCATTAACTGATCTCTGTTACTGATACACTAACGAAGTCTTTCAAATACCGTTTGTAAGCCATACTCAGGAACGCGGGCCCTTCCATTTCGCTCCGCCCACCCCGGTACGCGCCGCAAAATATCGCAAATCTCCTTTGCCTCCCATGGGCGCATAGCCCCTTTCTTGTTTCCCAGGCATTCGATCCATATCATTGCAGCACATACACGCTTCCGAATGTATTCCTCGTCACCAAATTCGTCCTGAACAGGTGTCTCTAGCCATTCCTGGATCAAGCCCTCTCGCGGGTCGGCCTCCATGTGTGCTGCTTGCTGCCGCTCCGCCTCCAAGCGGGCTTCGTGGTCAAGTTCCAAGGATTCCCCAGTCTTGAACCACGTAAGAACCTCCACCCATATTTGTCGAACCACATCGTCAGTTAAATGCTTCCAGTGGCTTAACTCAGCGCGTTCCGGCACCACCTCGACAGGCCAAAAGCGACGGTTCCCAGTCGCATCTCGTAAGAAATCCCGCGTGTTCGTTGTCCCGAAAAAGACGCATTTCCGCGGAAACTCCGACACCTGCCGATCATAGGCCACCCGATACCGGTCCTCTGTCTTGGATAAGAAAGCCTTGACCTCCTCGACTTCGGATTTCTTCATGGCCGACAGCTCGCCGATCTCGAAGATCCAACCCGCCTGTAGGTGCTCGCCGGCCTCCTTGTTCTCGAATGTTCGCAGCGAATCGCTGAACCAATCCCGGCCCAACTTCGCTAACAAGGAGCTCTTGCCGGCTCCCTGCGGCCCTACCAATACAAGCATCTGGTCAAACTTGCACCCTGGGCGATACAGCCGGGCGACAGCCGTCAGCAGCATCTTCCTTGTCACCTGTCGGGTGTAATGTGTGTCGGCCGCGCCGAGATAGACGATAAAAATCCGCTCAGCCCTCTGTATACCATCCCATGCTGTTGATTCAATGAACGTCTTTATCGGGTGAAACTTGTTTTTTCGTGTAACTTCGGTGAAGGCCTTCTTAATAGAAGAGGCTGACTTGATTTTATGCACTTTATCAAACCAGTGATCTCGCCGATCATCGTCCGCGCCAAGCCAAGGCTCATATTCCCGTGTCGGGCGTTCCCGTTCCCGCCAAGGTAACGACTTTCGAATGACTTCTGAATTACCGAACTCATCGTAGGCCAACACCCATTGAAAGGGGCCATGTGTGAGGAGCAGCTCGATATTTTGAGCTGTTGGCAGAGGATAGTTCGTTTTGTGATGTAGTTCAAGTTGCTCCTCCCAGCTATCGTTCTCGGGCTCTTCGTCGTCCGGCTCTGCCGAGTGGTCCATATCGCCAAACGTCTCCTGAATCTCCGACATCTTGAGCCGCTTTACCTCCGGCAATCCAACAACGAAGTGCTCCATCGCCACATGACTGGGCTTCTTGGCATCCGGCGTATGCTCCTTCACGCGCTCATCGAGATGTCCGAACTTGTGAACCCGAACGAGGTCGAACAGATTGTACGTCCGGCCGTCCGCGATCGGGTCCGAATCCTGATGCGAATACGCGAGGTCCTGATCTGGATAGACCTCCAGCCCGTTCCCGCTGGTCCCGGCGGTGTACGTGTAGCGATTCGGCATGGAGCCGGGGACGTAGATGTCGGAAAGGAACGTGTCGATGCCTTCCTCGATCGTAAACGCCCGGCAGAACAGGCCGATCGTGCCGTGCTTCTCCCGCGGGTCCTGCGCCTTCTTCCCGCCGAGCTGCGGCCCGGCCTTCGCGTCCGGGTGCCGGGGCCACTGCATGACATCCCGCCAGTCGTCGTATTCTGCCAGCAAGCCGTCGACGCTCAGCGGATCACCCTCGTAAATCTCTAGCACCGGCTCCGCATCTTTGCTGCAGCTCGGCAGATACATGAGCCGATGAACCTCGAACGTCGTCTTGTCGAAATAGCCCATGCCGATCTGCTCCGCCAGCTGCCGGCTGACGGCGGCATATTCGTCTGGCGTCATGGCGCGATCAGCCGGCACAATCAGACGGTATTTCGGCTTCTGCGGCCGATGGCTATGGGTGGAGTACACAACATAGGCACAGCCGCCCAACACCAGCTCGGCCGCAAACAGGAAACCATCGTCTGCACGGTCCACGTCCAAGGTGATCAGGCTGCGCGTGTCGACGTTCTCCTTCTTCCGGCGGCCGCCCCGGACAAGCCCGCCAACGAAAGCGGCCCCGTCCTTGACCTTGCCCCGACCAATGTTGTGCATGGCGTCATATTGCGCCATCGTCTCAGCCGTCCGCCGGACCTTTCGCAACCGGTCTACGAATTCGCCCCAGGTCAGATATTCAGGTTTCCAGTTTGTGTCGGCCCGGTGCTTGCCGAAGCTAATATCGAGTTCTTGCATGTTTTCACTTCCTTATTCTCGAAAAGCTTCCATTTTGGTAATATTAATGCGAGGTGATTCTAACCATGTTTAAATCTGGTTTCCTTCTTACCACTCCCGAACAAATTGCCGCTGCCATATTCAATAAAAGTAATGTTACCGTTTGGCAGAACGGCCGTATTCTTGATTATGGCGGCCCCATTGAAGTCCAAACAGAACACTCGGTTACTATCAATAAGGCAAATTATTTAAAAGTAAATTGCGAATTTCGGATTCGATGAAATAAGCTATTGAGTCCGCTTTTTGGCCAATTCTACATAGAGCGGTGACATTTCAATGAGAGTGCATTCCCTCCCGAGCTTTAATGCAGCTTTTCGAGTTGTTCCAAGCCCGCCAAACGGATCGAGCACGTGACCTCCTACTGGTGCTCCTGCCAGTATGCAAGGTTCGATCAATTTTTCAGGGAATGTTGCGAAGTGGGCTTCTGGGCACTGTGCCGTGGCTACCGTCCATACAGATCGTCTATTACGAAGCCCCGTTTCGTTAGGGCTATTTCCATGGCTATCACGAATGGCAGAGCTGCTGTTATTAAAGCTTTGGCCGCCGGTATACACTCTGCCCCCTCGAAACGACTTTGCATTACCTTTTCGCCTTCGTGCTTGCATAGGTCCGAACGAACCCTGCGAACCAGCAACAGGCAAATTATTAAAACCAACAGCCTGTTCTTTGACAGCATCTTTATCGTAATAATAGGACGCGCTCTTGCTTAACAGAAAAATATATTCGTGAGCTTTTGTCGGTCTGTCCGCCACACTTTCAGGCATACAATTCGATTTATTCCAGATATTATCCATTCGCAAATACCAACCATCTGCTTGCAGAGCAAAAGCAACTCGCCAAGGAATTCCCGCCAAGTCCTTACGTTTTAGATGGTTAACTCTAAAATTTTGATAGAGCAAGCTTCCACTTTTCCTTGCCTTACTTTGCATGGGCTTATCGCCGATAACACCTGTGCCATCAGCCCATCTACCTTTATTACTGCCAATGTAACTATCGCCGTAATTCAGCCAAAGCGTTCCATCGTCCCGCAGCACGCGCCGCACTTCCTGGAAAACATGAACTGTGTGAGCGACGAACATTTCAGGTGTTGGCTCCAGCCCGAGACATCCCGTCCATGCCGGTACAGTAATCGACGGAAGCCCAGACATAGGTGTATATGTGATTTCTGGCCACTCAGATGGCGGAATACCATAATCGCGTTGTCCCCAATATGGCGGGCTTGTCACGCAAGTATTAAAGTGTTTTGCCGGAATCGTCGGCATCACGAGTAAATTATCCCCTTGAAGAATCACGTCATCACCTTCCAATCTCTTCTTTCACTCCCAGTGAAAAAATAGTAAAATACATGGTGAAATACCTTTTATTTAAGGAGGCACAATATGGTAATGGGAAGGATAACAATAACTAATATGGGAAATGAAATGTTTAACGACGGACTGTTCTATGTTGAACAAGCTGAGAAACTAGAGAATCAAGAGAGTAAATTTAACCACTGGCGTTATTGCCGTGCAGCAATAATTAGCTTTTGTGCTGCTGCTGAAGCGGAGATTGCAAAGCTAATTGTTGGTTCTTTAAAGAAACAGTCCAGATTATCTCCCGACGATAAGAGGATTCTTAAATTTCTCACTGACCCCAATTTTAAGACCAAGAATATCCCCACTGATTTAGCGAGTATTTCCAGAAAATATAACTACCTTAGAAAATTGAATAAATTAAAATGGAAGTCACTGGACGCCAAGTATGATAACTTAACAAAGTTAAGGAACAAGATCATTCACTACTCATTCAGTGCACATGATGCTGTGTACTCGGATAATATTTTTATGGCCTCCAAAGATGCTTCGGTAATTGTAAAGAATTACATAAAAGAGCTATACACAGTTGCAAATGAAAATCCGCCTCAATGGGTCAACAGCACGGCTTCTAAAACCATTGTTTGATTACGCCAGCATTGCCTCCCAATCCGCCTTCGAATATCGATCTGTCATCTCCGGCACACAGTGCTCCGGTAAATTCGCCCGGACCAGCGCCGCCGGAATGACCGGCGATACGGAATTCCCACACTTCGCCACTTGCTCCGCCTGTGTGAACGGCTTCCCGTTGTAGATCGGATCAATAATGTACGAATCCGGGAAACCCTGCGCCCGGTACAGTTCCCGCGGGGTCAGCATACGCATGCCGATGTCAACGATCACATACGGGACACCCTGAATATGCACCAGGACGAGGCCGAACCTGTCGTGAGTCGTTACCGTGCCGAGCGGATCGTCCGCTGCCTGCCCGACGCTGCTGCCGTAATATGCGACCATGAAGGCGTAGACGGCGCCGATATGCATGCCGCCGGCGGTAATCTTCGGGACTGGATCGGCCATGTGGCTGCCGATATTATCCCCGCGAAACTTGATAAGATGAGACGATACCAGTCCGAACTTATTACCACCGGCCGTCACGGTCCCAAGTGGGCCTCCAATATCTAGTACTCGCGGCTCCTGCCCCTTTCGCTCGCCGTAACCCATCTGAATCAGATTGGCGCAAAGCAGAGCGTTATGGTCGGTCGTCGTGATGGTCGATAGTGGCTCCTCCACCGAGTTACCCCCGCCATTATAGCCGCCGCCGTAGTGCTTGATCATCGAAGCTGTGACAATGCCCATTGCGTGTGCCGCACCCGCCGGCCGAACCGAACCCGCGCCGGACGTTATCGTGTGTAGGGGTTCGTCAATCGCATGTCCTGTTGCACCGCCTCGGAACTTTGTGATATGTGGCAAAACCAGCAGGTGCTCGTTCTTCGTTGTAATCGTGGTCAAAGGCTTATCCAGCTCATACTGCAGCCGATCCCCGCCGTATCCCGTTTGCCCGATTCGAGTAATAAACGGTGCCATAAAAGGCACTTTTCCAGCCTCGGCCACCTTGATAATGAACTTGTCGATCCCCCGGGCGATCCGCCGAAGTGTGTTTGGCGCGAGCGGCTTTTTTCGCTCAAAGATTGAAGACACCGGGATTGACCAGTCAATGCAGTCGGCGGCAACACGATACGGCAGCGGACTACCCGCGCGAATTGTTACCCGCTCAGCCGTATGTGTCGGCTCCGGCCAGACAATCGGCTTTCCGTCGCAACGGGCGATCATAAACAGCCGCTTGCGAATGGTTGGCGCTCCGTAGTCACAAGCGCGGAGGATTCGCCATTCGACTTCGTAGCCTTGTCGCCTCAAGGCGTTAACAAAACTGCGGAACGTTCGGCCCTTCTGCGACTTGATCGGTCTCCCATCCTTGCCCAACGGCCCCCAATCCTGAAATTCCTCGACGTTCTCCAGCATGATAACCCGGGGCCGAACCGTAGCCGCCCAGCGGACAGCCACCCAAGCGAGCCCGCGGATGCCCTTCTCCCGGGGCTTTCCTCCCCGGGCCTTGCTATGATGCGTGCAGTCCGGCGAGAACCAGCAGAGGGCGACCGGGCGGCCGCCGGTTACCTCCCGCGGAGAAACGTCCCAGACCGACTCGCAGTAATGCTTTGTGTTCGGATGATTCGCCTCGTGCATAGCGATGGCAGCCGGATCGTGGTTGATCGCCACGTCGACGCTGCGCCCGATCGCGATCTCAATGCCGGTCGATGCGCCTCCCCCGCCGGCAAAGTTGTCTATGAAAAGTTCGTAAGGCATTCGATCACCTCGAATAAAGGAATTTGGAAAATTGTGTCGAATAGTGTTGAAAAAGGAGGTGGATAAACTGGAAAAGATTGAAATAGGATTTACACAGTTCATTGACTTTACAATTAAACAAGGCCAAGCTAAATTGAGCCACGTCCGACAGGTAAAGAACCAAGAAGACTACCATCCGGCAAAAGACTTTTGGAAGGCATACCGGGATGGAGTCCGTGAAATGCACGAAAATGGATATTCGTATGATTACCTCGATCGTATTGCTGCGTCTGCTCACATCAGAAAGAAGTCTCATTACGTAGAAGCGGTCAAGCAATACAAAAAGTATTTTAAGAATCGCCAAGTTGAATGGTTTGATCCTGGAAAATCATTTTGGACATTTGGTGACTTAGCGGTAAGGTCAACACCGGAACTAGGTCTAATCATTGATGGCAAGAAACACCTCGTTAAGATATATTTAAAAGAAAACGATGACCGATTTGACAGGTGGACTATCAATTCCGCATTAGCTTTGATGGCTAATTCAACCCGTTCGAAGGTTGATGGAGACGATGTCACATTTTCCGTCTTCCATGTCAAAAAGGCTAAGAGGTTTGACAAGCAAGATCTTAACGAAGACGATCTAATCATCCTAGAGGGCGAAGCTGCCCATTTTGTTGAACTCTGGAGACGGATTTAAGAGACGCCATCAATCCTTCTGATAGAAATCACACTCAAAGCCGGCTGCCTTCAACGGCAGCCCCGGCGCCCAATCGATCGGCCGGCTCATGATCTCCGTCACATGTTCCACGGAGCTGGTCCCGATTGGCACGTCCAGCACTGCCTCGTCATGTACATGCATAACGGTCTTGTATCCTTCCGCATCCAGCCGCATCAGGCTCTCAGCCAAGCAGTCCCGCGCAATCGCCTGCACAAGGTTCTCCACCAGCCGGCCGCCGTACGTCCGGTGCGACATCCATTTTTTCTTAACCTGGTCCATGCCGTCAAAGACGATACCATCCTTGCCAAATTTCGGGTCGGGCTTTATTCGCGGATTGACGTAGGCCAGGCTCCGGCCACTCGGCAGATCAGCGAACAGCACACCTGGCTCGTAACGGTAACGGACCCCATGTGCCAGTTTGATAGTCGTTTTTTCCCGCACGGCCTTTACAGCCGCTTTCTCGGCAGCATACCAGAGCTTGACGATATTCGGGTTGGCACTACGCCACTTTTTCACGTGAACTGGGTATTCTTCGGGTGGGATTTCCTTCTTCTTGTCCATGTTCTCCATGGCATTCGGTCCGCCTTGAAAGCCGCAAGCCAGTACTGCAACCTTCCCAGGCGCGCGGTA